TACGAAACCTTTATACTCGTGCGAAGGGATAATGATATCATCCCCGAACACGCAAGTGTTGGTCCAGTCTATGTATAGATTAGGACCGCCACGCGTACATCGGAAACCGTAGATGAGCGAAACGATAACGAGCGTCATTAAGGGAAAAGTAAAACCATTCCCCATGGTGCTGATCATGTTAAGCTCAACTTGTATGCCAACGTTCCCAGCTTTACCATCGCCAGGAACTGTAATTGTGGGTGACCTGAGCTTCATTAACAGGTCAAACCACACACTCGGCATAAGGGCACGCACAAGATCGATACTTATCATATCGCTAGCGGATTTCAAATCTAGAGTAGCAACATCTCCAGATATGGAACCGCGTTTGGCCATAGCAATGTTCTTTTGCTGTTGGTTGCGAATGTCTAAGCCGATATGCCGTAGAGCTCCTTCAAGATACATGCCTGCAGCAAGCTGCAGACACATATTCCCAGAGGGTTCTATTGCAATTGTGCGCTCAGTGTCCTCGTTTTTGGGCACTGTTGTTAGTCGCGAACCCTCAACCTGCCTGGTACCCGAAACTCCATTGTGACCATCTTTGGCCACGAAGTAAGGGTTTAACCTACGCAGTTTAAGCACCAAGGGTTCACACAGAGCGGTACAAGTCATTTCCTGAAAGATCTTATCGACGGTATGTGTTCCCTTGATGCCATTACTGGCACCGGGACCAAAACGCCAATTTGAGTACAGGAATGACATCTCGAGTGGCTGCTGGATGGCCAACTCATCAAAGGAAGTAGTGTAACGCTCTAAAACAGTAGTAATGAAATAACGAGCGTTGTCTATAATCCTTCGATCGAGAACTTGAGAGGGTGGAGAGATTTCTTCAATCTCCTTCACTCTTTTATTAATCGCCAGAAAATCGGCAATTGCAAGTCCTCGAAGATCTTCTCTAAGGAAGCGTGCTCTTTTACGAGCACGTTGTACCTGACGCGAGATAGCAGGATTCTGCGGTCCTTTGTCAAGAAGCTCTTCTAACAGTGTGTTGAAAAACGCCGTAAGGCGAATCTCACCACTTTGAACGTTACTTTTACTCACAGGATAACTCCCGATGATTATAACGGTTTAACCAAGAAGCAACTCAGGACATACTCTCGTATGCCCAAAGGCTAATCGTGCTTGCGCACGAAGCTACTTAGCCTTCTTCGGGGTCGATACGGGTTCTCCCATCGTTTCCGATGGGACTACCGTAACGGGCACCGGTTGAGTTGCCGCGGCATTCACACGAATCTGGGCAACTGCCAGAGCGAGTGTATCCGTAAGAACGGCGGGCGTATTCGCGATAATGATTAACGCGACAGCGACCGCAATCCCGGCAGATGACACACGAGCCCAGGTCAAAGAACACCTGTCAACACTGTGACCGAAATACCGCTCGCTTGTTCCCAACCAATTCCAAAGTGGCAACTGATCATGGCGCGAATTTCTTCCGGTTCATAAGTGTCAACACCGGCAGGAACCTCGATAGTCGTGGTGATTTTAGGCACCATTATACTTTGGTTGAGAGCCGGGGCAGCCCCCTTACGTGTAATAAACTTATACACGTTAAGAGGGACGTTCTTGATTACGCCCGTTACAGGGTTTGCCTGCGGTAACGTTCTCAAGATCGGAGGCCGGAAGAACGACGTTGTGAACGGCTTTGAAACGCTATTCACATCGACGCCCGTCTGAGTACCACCAAGTGCAGAAACGGCATATTGCTTACCGTTAATGTTCGGTGCGGTATCCGTGAGAAGCGTATAGGTCGGGGATGTTAGTCCCGTAACCACTGCGCCTGTTGCGGGTGTTGCAGGAGCGAAAGCCAAAGTATGGCCCTTTCAGCCCAAATACATAGCATAATCGTCTAAGTAGTCACTCAAAGACGAGGACCGCCATGCTTTTGTGCGAAGACGGAGGCTAAGTTTAATAACTTAGACACTCCGTTGTTAGCAATCTCGTCCACAGATTTAATGCGGAGAGCTCGCGAGGGGAGTGCGGAAAGGCTAGCGCGACCGAATATGACATACCTACTAACTGCATCCGAACCACTCAACCACCCTCTATACACTACAGGGTCGTTGAAGATCGGATACGGTCGGGAGGTAGAGTCACACTGGTACTTACTTGACACGCTGACATATTTAGTAACACCCGGAAGGGTGAAAAACATGTCGTCGAGCCAAGGGCCTACAGTAGCAAAGTAGTCGACTACCCAAGAGAAGGGCGTCAGTTCCCACAATACACTGGGGATCTGTCCAACCTCCAAACCTAGGTGGTCTGGTACACTGTAGGAAGCAGCGGTCCGAAGTTTAAGATCGATGCCTGCCACGATACGAATACCTTGCGTGTGAAAATGAGAGTTGTAATGTCCCATTTTCATAGCCCACGCAATGTCATCGGCCCCAATTGTGGTAGTGGACGAAGTGTATTCACGAGTCGCTGTGCCTCTTACAACAACGGAGTGGTCCTCTCTGGTAGTATAATCCAGAATGGCGTTAGCAGCTGACGCGACGTCTTTGATCAGGGGGTTAACCCCGAAACCGAAGCCGAGCCAGATGTCTCCAAATTGTTTGAAGGCACTCTTTCCGCGGGTTTTCTTAATGGCTAACGCAGCTTTCAGCGTACTCAAGCCGATACCGTTAATCTGTCGCACAAGGCGATGGATTTCACGGCTTTCAGCAAGAGGAGCAGCGAGTTGCGCTTTACCAATGTTGCCATTGAGCCTATTCTTCAACCGACCTAAAGCCTGATCGCTCAGGGCAGTAGTGTCAGGTTGAAGATTATGGAGACCGCCGTACATAACGCCATAACCACGACTCTGATAAACAGAACCGTACGAATAGCATTTATAAGACGTCGGTCGATGGGTAACAATCTTACGTGAGTAAGGGTTTGTAGCGTTACCCCCCTTGGCAACTACTTGTCGCCAACCTGGAAGCTTGGTTCCACTTCTTGAGCAAGTCTCGAACGTGATATCGCGATTCACATTGAAATATTTCGGTGTGTACTCACCAGTGGTGAGGACAAGCCGATCAGCAACGTGAATCTGCTTTACACGGACTTGAACTGTGCTGTCCGAAATGTTACCCATGTTTCGCACGGTTTTACCGAGCTTAACACGTGGAAGGATAGGATAAAACTTAGGTTTCTTAAGCATATCTATTTCCTTCCAAAAGGTTGTTGAACAAGAGACACGGAGAAATCCGCGCCTAAAAGGGACCTCTTCAGAGCGAAAGCTCTTCTGCGACAGCGGGCCGGCTTACGCCGGCCCGCCCAGCAGAACTTTCCGAATCAGAGCTCTATCTTTTCCGATGAAAAAGGTGACTAACCTCTTCGAAGGAATATA